TTGATGTCTTGAACTGTTTCGGTGATGAGTTTCATCAGTCCTGACCAGCCTTCTTATTGTGGAGTTTCCAAGCGGTGGCATACATGACGCTCTTGCCGCGCTTGCCATACTGCTTCGTAAACGAAGCCTTGGTCTTCTTGGAGCCAGTCATCTTCTCCATGCCGGGAGGAGAGACTTCATCCAACTGCTTTGCGTCTTCCTGCACGGTATTGAACACAGACTGTGCAACCTCAAGACGAGCCTCGTCTAGTGCAAGCGATGCACGGGCGTAGAGCGACTTGAAAACCAATTCCTTGGCTTCAGCAAAACTCTTGTTCAAAACTGCTTTTGCGATATGCTTGGTTGTGTCCATTTGCGCTCTCCTATGAGACTAGATTATTTAGTTCTGGACTTCGTTTGACTGTGTTTCTTCGCTAGATTCTGCCTCTGTTTCAGGTAAGACACCCTTGAACAGATTATTTGAAATACGCTCCTTTTCAGCATCCAATCGCTCTGCGACCTTGGATTTCAGGGAACCGTATACGGCAGTCTTGAATTCGTTGTATGAACCGACCATCAGGTGTTCCACCCTTCTTCATCATCAGGCACTATTTCACCAATGGTAACCTGCGGTCCTTGCTGTGGAGCAGGGCTTGGTGTGGGCATGGCAGGGGCAGGCTCACCCATCGGTGGCTGTCCCGGTGCGCCCATTCCGCCTGCTTCTGGTCCCATCGGGGCTTGCAGGAGTCCTGCGGCTTGCTCTGCGCTGATCTGCTTGTCGATCTGCTCCACATCGTCTTCTGTCTGACGGAGGATCTTCTTGCGAACCCACTCACGGGAGTAATACTTGCCCACGAAATCTTCTGCATCCCGTGCGCTTTGCAGACGATCCTTGAGAATTTCGCTCTCCTTGAGTTCGGAGAAGTGGGAGTCTTTTGCAAACTTGAATGCCAACTGCGCCACCATCTCGTCCCAATCGGCTTCTTTGATGATGCCCTTCAGGGTCAACTGCACCCGCATCAGTTCAAGGAACAGTTCGGAGAACTTCATGCGGAGGCGTTCCACAAACTTGAAGAATTTCACCTCGTCGCGTGAAATCTCCGATGCGCGACCAAGATTGAAGCCGCTCTGCTCTTCCAAACGGGACGCAGGCACATTGAGAGACTGAAACAGTTTCTTCTGAAAGTATTTCACATCTTCCATCTCGGACAGGTTCTGCCCTGCTTCAAGGGTCTGAATCTCCGTGCCGCGACCGCCTTCACGACGGGGCATCCAGAAATCCTCAAGCATGGACAGGTGCTTGCGGGAATCCGCGACCTCTCCTGTGTTGGGATCGTACATGAGTTTGTTGCGGTAGCGATTCATCAAGCCACGCACATACTCTTCAGCCTTCTGCTTGGGCAGGTTGCCCACATCCACATAGAACACACGCCTCTCGGGAGCGCGGGTGATGCGGTAGATCACCACCGCGTCTTCAATCATGCGGAGTTGGTTCAGTGCCTTGATTGCCTTGTGTAGGTAGCCGATGATCTTCTTGTGATACCCGTCAAACATACCAGAGTTTACAAAGCAAATAGCATCAGGGCTGATCTTAAGCCCTTCCATCGACAGTGCGGTGGAATTTGGTTCGCTCTCGTTGTAGACATAGAACTCTTCCACATTGGTAACAACCTGCACACCGGCGGGGGCTTGATCCTTCAGGGGCTTCTTGTTTATCTTTCGGATTTTGCGAATCTTGATTGGATCAATAGGTCGCAGTTCCTGAATGCCCTTTTTCTTGTTGCCCTCATCAATAATGATGTGGTAATACAGGCGGCTATCCACATACCACTTTCTGAAAATCTCATAACCACGACGAGAGAAGTTCAGGAGTTGCAGGACTTCCTCAAACTCTGCTTCAACCTTGTCCTTGATGGTCTTCGGCTGCTTCAGGTTCGTGGTGTCAATCTTCACCGTGGTAAAGGTATCATCGTAGACAATGGCTTCGTTGCAGATATCTGAAATTGCAGACTCCACTTCAGGGTGGAGTGCCATATCACGATACTTCTTGATAAGATCAATATCTGACTTGATAGTGCCGTCAAAGTCTACGACGGTTCCAAAATAGCCACCGACTTCTACCGGTACTGCACCGTCATCGTAGTCGGGAGCAACAAAAGAAACGGACTTCCGAGGAGTCTCATCCCCGGAAGCCCCTTTCCCCTTAACAAGTTCAAAGCCAAATAGTTTGATAGCCATAAATAAAGAATCCTGTCAATTTTAAGATCAGAAACCCGAACCGATATTGATTCCAGCCTGCTGCAACAGCGACTGGATGTTCTCTGCTCCAAGACCCGTAGCAGGAACAGCAGCGCCAGGAGCAGCCTCCCACCAAGAGTAGTTGATTGTTACTGGGAATTCAGCAATCTGGTCGTTATTCTCGTAGGACAGGTCAATCGCACCAATTTCGCTCGGGAAGCACCCGATGAAGTTGTATGTGCGGAGAGCGTCACCTGTGCGGAGCAACTGCGTGACCGACCATGTGGGCATGAACTGCATGAAGTTGTTTGCAGAGATGTTTCCGACATGGGAGTTGAATGTAGCACTCCAGAACTCGAAAGCCGAACGCAGGCTCATGTTTGCGTCCGACATGACAGTGATTGTCCAATCCTGGAAGGTGCGGTCACCAGGCAACTTGATGCGGCGACCGCGATACGGAACCTCAATGGTTCCGAGCGATGAAGCCGGAATCTGTGCAGCCTTGCACAGGAACGAGATTGCGCGGTTGTTGGCATAGCCCGGAATGTTTCCCGTGACCATGAACAGGTTTGTGCGAACACCACCACCAGCGAAGGCGTTTACAAATCCTGAAATATTGTTTGTAGGATCTACTGGCATCTTGGATTACTCCTTGGTCTTATTTAGACTTCAAGCCCCGACTTCGCTGAACTGAACGCCCGTCTTTGTAGCAACAAAGTTCAACTGGATGAAGTTGATGCTGCGAGTGGGCTTCACGAAGATGTCTGCAACGAACTCGTTGCGGTCAATGACCTCTCCGGTGTTGTTGGTTTCGTCGCACACCACCTTGAAGTCGGTGATGCCACGGCGCTGCTGAACGGTCTTGAGGAACGGAACTACGAGGTTCTTGAACTGAGCGCGAGTGAACGAATCGTTCTGCTCGAACAGGAAGAACTTTGAAGCCGTGGCGATTGCCTTCTCAAGCACGATGAACAGGCGACGCACATTGATGCGGTCAAAGGCACTTGGACGGGTCTGTGCGGTCTTGTCACCGAACAGGATCACGCCTTCACCGGGGAACGACACGACAGGGTTGATCTGTCGGGTGTACAGTTCGTCGCGGTGAGCCTCGGACGATGGGTTGTATGCCAACTTCACCACATTCTTGATCTGCCCACGGTTGTAGCCTGCGGGAGAGAACCAAGCCTCGTTGGTGAACTCGGTGCGTGCAACCAGTCCTGCAATGTCTCCGTTCAGCGGAAGCAGACGGACCACATTGTTGTAGGTGTCCAACTGATACTTCCATCCGCTGTCAATGACTGCGTAGGACGAGTTGAGGTTGAGGGTGCTGTCACGGAAGGTCTTGAGGTTATTCAAGGCTTCGTATGGCAACTTGTTCTCAACATCGGTCTGTGCAGGCGAAATGAATGCCATGCAGTCTAGACGCTTCTCGCAGACATTCTGCACAACCAACTGCTCAAGGGTTGCGGAAGCAGCGCCGAGCGGAAGCAGCGAAACATCCACTGCATCAGCATCAGCGAACTTGCTCCAACCATTTGCCCACCGCTCTGAATCGCTTGGTGCAGCCGAAGTTGCGCCAGCAAGGTGGAGAGAGTTTACACCGTCTGCAACGAAAGTCGATGCAGACATAGCAGCACCAATACGAGTCCAGTCTGTCTTAGACCCCGTTCCCGTGTCGCTGTTGCTGTTTATTCCAGCAGCAATTGCCCAGATATAGTTGGACTGATCGTTGATGACTGTACGGTAGTAGTTGCTGCTGCCGTCAAACTTCTTGGCATCAGTGGCACGGGAAAGCCCTTCAAACTTCTCAAGAAGAGAGTTTGCAGTTCCTGTCCACAGACCGTCCTTGTCTAGAACAAGCACATTGATCTGATCTCCCGAGCCACCTGCATCAGCGGAAGAGGGAGTGGTGTAGGAGTTTGTGCCGATGTATTTTGCATACAGGCTCTTGTGGGTGAATGCAGCACCGCTGTCTTGTGCCTTTGGTAGAATACCGTTAATATTCAGCGTGATTCCTGTAGCCGAACCAGACACTAGGAACACATCACCGCTAGTGGCTCCGCGCCCAAAAGCACCACTTACGGTGACGGTGGTTCCGTCACTAAAGATGATGTCATCACCAACAGAGAACGCAGCAGTTGTACCGGCTCCCTTTGTGATTCTGATGCTGGACGCACCAAGACCAGCAGCAGCAACTAGAGTTCCAGTTGTGGTTCCAGGTCCACTAGTTACAACAACCTTCAGGCTGTTTCCGAGAGCACCAGGATACTTTGATCCAAACACGACATTGTTAGATGCAGCCGTGGAGGTCGAAAGCCCTGCACTTGCTCCAAACTGTGTTTCGTTGTTGATGACTAGAGTGGCTACTCCAGTTAGACCGTCTTTGGTTACGCTGGCGTTCTTTGCAGCAGAACCAACCACACGCACCACCTGGCAGTTGTTTCCATATGACAGGAAGTTGGCTGCGGTGAAGAAGTCTAGGTAGTTGTTGTTGTCGGGCTTGCCGAAGATGTTGGCAAGTTCGGTCTGCTGAGTGACGGTGACTATTTCGTCAACCGGACCCCAGTGGAAGTATCCTGCGAAACCACCTGGTGTGGTGGCAACGGCAGGGACAACGGTTGTCAGGTCGATTTCCTTGATGCTTACGCCGGGGCTTACTCTAAATGCCATTTTTGGGTTCTCCTTCGTGAAGAAGTCAATTCTTTATGACTGCGCTTCTGAGAGTATGTATTATTTTGAACCATTCACGAAAGGGTCAGAAACTCCACCCCATATCTAGGTTTTCACCCCTTCCCATATGCCACGATGTGCCCCGTCCATCCACAAATGTGTTTTCCGGTAAACCGTCCTCCACGAACCCAAACGGGGTCATTTCCTCTTCCAAATTTTTCATTTGCTCTTCATACAAATCCTTACGAATATCACTGCCCGTGATCTGCTTGAAGTATGACTGTGTGGTGAGCCACGAGAACAGCACAAGGGTCATCACCAAATCGTCGTTGTGGTTTTCCTCTGCCTCGAACGAATCGCCTTTGGCAACAAATGAGCAGAACTCATCCACCGTGTCAAAGTCTTCTACTATCAGTTTGCTGTCTTCAATGAGATTTTTCAAAATAGAGCAGCCGATGCGCTTCACCGCAGTGGAGGTCTTCACTCCCTTCAGGGAGCCGCCCTTGCCACCGAAGCCACCGTTGACTACCTGCCCCTTGCGTCCCTGCATGGACACATACACAACATTATCGTATTCCAAATCATCGTGTAAAATATCCGCCACCTGACCACCAATATCGTTTACTTCAATCAAGCAGTACGAATTGTTGTACTGCCGCAGTATGGGATAGATGGCATTGGGATACAACATGGGAGCCAACTGGTTGTTTCGGAATGTGACAACCTGCCGATACGGAATGCTGGTCACATCTATAACAGAATATGCGTGGTAGTCCAGTCCCTGTCCCCGTGCGGTGTCCACCACCGTGATGTATTTGTTGCCAGGAACAGGACGAGCGTATACCTTTAGCCCCTCTCCATTTCTGAATTCAGGTGTCTTGTACACCAAACACTTCAATTTTTCAGAATGCACAAGGGTGTGCATGGAGCCAAGGAATTCACACTCAAACTCCGTGCGGAACTGCTCTTCGCTGGTGTTTGAAATGGTCTGCTTTTTCCACGCATCATCGCGTCCAGGCACATCGCTCCAGTGGACTTCAATAGGCACATATTCGTTCTTGCCGTCTTCTCCCGGTCGCTTGTTGGCGTTCACCCAGAAACGGTAGAACATATTCAAGCCCTTTGGCGTTGAAATGATCGTGACCTTCGTGCTTTGACCGCTGGTAATGGTGGGATACACGGACGAGAAGAACTCTTCTGCCACATTCTGCGGCACATACGCAAACTCGTCAAGAAAGATGTAGTTGAACGATCCACCACGCACCGCAGACGATGATGTGGCTGACGCAAGAATCTTGGAGCCGTTCTCCAGCACGATTGACCCCTTGTTCCACTCCACCACGCCCTGCTGCAACCACATGGGCAGGTATTCGTATGCGAGTTTCAGGCGACCAAGCAGTTCGCGTGCTGTTGACAGTTTGTTTGCAAGAATCGCTACGCTCATGCTCTGATTGAACAGCACATAGTGCAACATATACGCAATAATCGTGGTGGATTTACCTGTCTGTCGGGGGAGTTTGCCGATCACGAAACGGTTTTCGTGAATGGTGCGGATCATTCGCTCCTGATACTCATACGGCTCAAACGGCACCAAGCCCTTGTCAAGGGACACGATCTTTACATAATTCTTGATGAAATACAGGGGGTCTTGAGAGCATTTCACATATTCCTCAATCTGCTCAGGAGAAAAGTTAACCTGAACCCCTGCTGCCTTGAGGTTTGCGTTTCCAAGGTATTTGTTGCTTTTGTTACTCAACGGTCTTGTCATCCTCTATAGTCTGCCGCACATCGGGGCGGTTGTCAAATGCCTTCGTGGAAGAACGAGCGGAATTGATGATGTCCTGTAGTTCCTTTGTGGAACCAACATAGATGGACTGATTGGTGGTGCTGTTGTTTGTAACGCTTTGATCCACCTTGCGAACAGTCTTCACCCGATTGTGAAGATCCATCAGTTCGCGGTTGGTTTCTGATAGCGTCTTAATCATCTGTGCCACCACTTCATAGGCTCGGGGCTGATCGCCCTCCTGTGCCACCTGAATCACACCGTCCAGTGCGTTCTTGCCCATGTTCACCAGTTCTTTCAGATTGTCACGCACGATCTGATAGTCGGTTTTCAGGTCATTTGCCAACTCGTCATCGGTGAGTGGACGAGGAGGAACAGAAACGACCACGGCGTTCTGCGGAATGCCGGTGTTGGTCAATGGCTTTGCTTCAGGCTCTGCTCCCAGAGCCTTTTCAATATGATCGAACTCACTCATGCTCTACTCCTTAGATGTTCCAATCCACAGTCAGACCACCAGAATCCATTGCATTCTCATATGTGGTTCCACCTGCATCAAAATCGTTTTGATAAATCTTGATATACGGTGTGTAGTTGTTGAGATTGGAATTGGCTCCTGATGGACCAGATATTCCAATAATGTCCGTTGCGTAGTTGGGAGTGTCGGTGGTGTTTCCTGGCAGGAAGGTGATTCCACCGGCAACAAAATCCTCGTCAAACACATTCCCGTTCCACATATTCGCTTGAACCACACGGATTTCCTTGTAGTTCTTCTTGTTGCCGAACAGATAGGTCTTCATCGTGAAGTTCAGGGTGAATATGATGGATCGCCGTGTCTGAAAGTCACCTTCATAGTCTTCTTCGGAAGAAACCGAGTTTAGGTAGATGGGCACATCAACCTTTCGGTTTATGTCATCAAAATTCATGGTGACCACAAACTCTGGCGCAAAGAACGGCAGAATTTGCTCCACTATCCGCAGCCCGTCTTCCATGTTTCGGACATACACATACAGTCCAAAGTCAATGTTGTACGGGACTTCGGCAAAGGTGTAGTCCACCCCGCTTGGAGCACCAGTTGGTCTGACTATGTTGCGAATGGTGCTGTTACGCTTGCGAGTGGGATCATACACATATCCCGTGATCTCAAACGCCATGCGCGGCAGGGTGATTTGGTTGGGATTGTTCAGGTAAGGATCACCAGCCAACCGCACCTTGTATTTTTCCTTCGGAGCATACGCTATGGGAACAAGGAGGGTTTTCTTGCCGCCGCTTTCCTGCTTGTCGATGTAGATTTGGTTGAACAGTGAACCAAATGCCACCACCATTCGCCGTATGGAGCCGTTGTAGAAGTTGGTAAACATCAGTAGTTACCCTCCGAGAACGGATCTTTCTCCGTAAAGTCGAAGATGTCGTCCTGAATCTTTTCCAACTCCAACTGGTCGTTGTCCTGCTGATCTTGGTGGTTGACCCGTATATCGGTGGTGTAAACGCCTGAAATTGGGTGGATCGCTCCACTGACTGCGCCAACGGCGTAGTCTCCTGCCTCGAATGTTCCTTCTTGTCGGTTGACATACAGATACTTGCTTCCCAGTATGGGAACGGTGTATTTGTTCACACGACCAAAAGCCTTCTTGTTCGATGCTGTGCCTGTGTATACCTCTTCTCCGACCGCAAAAGATCCGGTTCCACCCGATCCTAGGGTCAAGCCAATCAGATAGGAGGATGTGATTTCCATGACCGCATCCATCTCTGTTTCGCCTGTGTCAATCTTCTCGTTGGAATACTTGAATGCTTCACAGGACAGTTTGAAAGAATATCTGTCTCCCGCAGGATAGAACGGATTATCGTGTTCCACGAACTTGATTTCAAACATTCCGTATGGGTAGTCAAAGAACACAATATCGCCTTCGCGGGGGCGACCAAGCCGCCGAATGTCTGCGTTGTGTCCCATCACATCCATGAATCTCTTCCGCGACACGATGAATGTCGCTGCTTCCTTAACATCCAGCCCAAAGCGGCTCATCTCTTGATCGCCTTCGTATCCCTCGGCATTTTCAAGATACATTTCAATCCGATTAGCGTCCTTGAACTCGGACACCTCTTCTCCAAAAATAAGGTCTTCCGTGACTTTTTCTCGCGGAATGTAAATCATCTCATGCCCGTGGATTTTGATTGCCTCGGTCGTGAGAGATTCTAGAAGAGACTGCTCGCCCTTCTTGTTTCTGCGAAAATACGGATTGACTGTCATGTTTATCCTGTAATGAATTCAGGTGGTTCCTGATACTTCAGGAGGACATCCTCTTCTATCTTGGATACCTCTTCCATAGCCTCCTGATAGATGCGCTGCCCGTTGAATGTGATGTTTCCTGGCAGCGGGATGCCCTCGTACTTAGACAAGTTGGCACCCCACTGCATTTTGATTAGTGCTGTGGCGTATTTCTTGAGCATGGTGTCGTTCCACGCTTCACTGTACACCTCGGGATCAACTACCGTGTAGCCTTCAATCAGCAGGTATTGACCTGTCATAAAATCTTCCCAATTCATGTCAATATTGAGTTTGTTGTTGTACTTGTTGAAACGGATTTGCTTCTCGGGATCAAGCAGTTGCTGCAACATCTCAATATACTGCATGGTGGTCACAAAGTAGTTCAGATTCATCTGTCCGGTGCGAAGACCGTAGAAGTCGTTCAGTGCCATCTGATACCGAACATTGAAGATGTTGTTGATCTGTAGATTGAATCCCACCTGAAACACGCGAGACACAGTAAGCAGATTGGGATCTATGGCAAAGGTATCGACATACTGATTGGTCTTGTCCTGCTCGGTGACCTGATACTTGTAGTATGTCCGCTGTGCGCCGTTGGAGTTCCAGTCCGCGAAATACTGAAGGGCTTGGTCAATACGATCCTCTACCTGTGCATCGTCCACATTTATTTCGATAACGGGCGCACCGAGAGCGCGTAGGCAGTAGTCCTTGAATTCTTGTCGTGTGCGCGGCTTCGCCATAACCCTTCTCCTTTTGAAGTATTTAGGAGTCCGTGTTCTTGAGTTTCAGGGTCAA